CCTACTAGTTTAACGTCAAGACCTTGAGCATATACGTTAGACATCATATGCACAAGCCATTGTTTACACACAACTGCACCCGCTCCTTGAATTAAAGTATTCAAAGCAGAGAATGCATTACGTATGTGTAAAAGTCTACCATCTAATCCTTTAATCAAACCAGACTCTGCTGCTTCTGTTACCTGATTACGTAGGTTGCGTAAACGTGGCATGTTTTTCAAGAACCTATTGGTAAGTTCTTGTCCCTCTTTCGCAGAACCACCTACCACTGCACCAATCTTTGCTGGTCCTGCTCCGTACATCAAAGCATAGATGAATGTCTTAGCTTGAGATCGATCCTGTAAGCCAGCCATCTTCATGTTAGCTGTATGTACATCACCATTAACAACCTCATCAATAAAAGATTGATCTTTCATATAAGAGGCTAAGATACGTAGCTCAAGTCCTGAAGCATCAGTACCTACTAACTTATGAGTGTGGGGATTACTAACGGTCCAAAGCTCACGACACTCAGCACCATAGGGAGAGTAAGAAGCTGGCACTTGTGCCATATTAGGATTGTTATGTGCCATTCTCCCTGTGATTGTTTTAAGAGTCATTACTTTTCCATGAACTCTGCCTTCATCCCCACACTTCTCTATCCAAGATCGAATCTGGGCTATACGCTTCTGTAATAAAAGATAGCGACTGAACATTCTAGCCTCGTCCATGTCAATCTTAGATAAAACTTCATCATTAACTATGACGTTACCTTTCTCAGTATATAACTTAGGTTCCCATCCACGATCCTGTAACACGGTAGCTATCTGTTGACGAGAACCAATATTGAAAGGTATATACTTTGTCTTTGTTTTTAACTCTACCTTTGTAGGTGGAACCATCTCTTGTGCAGTATCACTTAATTCATTTGCTTCATCTTCAAGGGTAGCTAATAGTGTCTGGCCTTTCTGCATGTTGAAAGCAAAACCATTACGTTCCTGCTGATCAATGATTGCACGTACTTTATATTCTAATTGTTTAGATTGAGTAGAAAATCTTTTACCTTCCTCTGTTAATACATTATATAATTTATAAGTGATGTTTGTATCTTGTTTACAATACTCAAGCATCTCAGGAGAATAGTAATCAAAACTATCTACATCACCTTTAGGCATCTTTAACTTATCGCCCCATGCTTTAAGAGAATGTCCCTCCTCTCGTACTGGATTATATAACTGTGACATGATAAGAGTATCTTCAATCTTATTCAATGGTATACTCATATTAAGTAACTTGTTTAACCAGTACCCATCAAAGTTAATTCCATTGTGCATGATTAGCTTATCATACTTATTAGCCCATGCAGGAAACTCTTTGCATTCATCTTCTGCCCAGGTATAAACCTCCTTTGTTGCTGTATCTTTAGCTACAATGCAGTGTAATTTAGTAGCATCTAAACCATCAGTTTCAATATCTACTACACAGTCAGGCATTAAAAAGGTATCTCCTCATCTACTTCTAGACCCGCATCAAATGGGTTATCTATTTGTGCCATGCGGCCTGTCTCTTTATCATAGTGCAGATACGTAGCAATACCAGTATCACCTGTGTACCTGTTCTTTAAAATACGAATAACAGTTGTGTTAGCTTCAACCTCATCAGTTGCTTGTTGATTTCTCTCTAGACCAATAACACTATCGCTCAGATGTGCAATACTAGCACTTCCACGCAGATGTGACAAGGTAATTTCTTTACCATTCTCATGCCCTACATCACCTGATGGTCTACGAAGATGAGATACGAGCAGCAAGCCACAACCTGTTTCTTCTACTAAGCTACGTAACTTAGTCATTAAGATATCAATAGACTTACGTTCGTCACCAAAGTCTTCTTGACCTGATACTAAGATTGATAGATGATCAAGCACAACCCACTTACACTCAAGAGCTTTAGCCATAAACCTGACACGATTTAGTATCTCATCGTTACCTATGGAACCAAAGTGATCAAAGGCAAAGAACCTACCAGTGCCAATTGTATCCTCTTGAAACTTTAACAAGTCCTTACGATCAAACTGATCCCTGATCTCCTTGATGTACAATCGAGCATTAGCTTCAACAGACATGATGTTAAATGCTGTGGTGCGAATGCTTTCTTCCATAGCAAGAACACCAATATTATCTTCTGTATTTTTTAACAGATGATGCATAAGCTCTCTGATAATACTAGACTTACCCATGCCAGCACCACTAGTAAATGTTACTAGTTCTCCTGTCCGCATACCATAAGTCTTTTCATTAAGACCTGACCAAGGATACAGGCAAGTCTCAAAGTGAGCTTCATCATACAGAGAATCTTTTAAAGTATTAAGATTAATAATACCTGCTGGCGTAAAGGGTTCAGCATTCCACCATTCTTCTGTAAACTTCTTACGCTTATTCATCTTGATGTATTCATTAGCATCCTTATACTCAAGGCTAATGATACGACATTTGTTAGGCTCAAATAGTTGAGCTACCTTCTGCGCTGCTTCTCGTCCAGGTTTATCAGAGTCAAAGCATAGAACAATATTATCAAAGCTATTTAGATATTCAAAGGATTGCTTGCAATCTTTCAAAGCAGACTGCGCTCCAGATTTAATTGATACAGCGGGCCACTTAGAACCAAGCAACTCATAAGCAGACATAGCATCAAGCTCTCCTTCACAGACAGTGATATACTTTCCACCACCTTTACCAAATAAGTTTTGACCAAACAGACCTGCGCTTTGCATGTCACCTTCAGACCAGAACTTTTTGCCTTCTACTTGTTTAACCTTATTACCTACAAAGTCTCCTTGTGAATTAAAGTACTGATAGATATGATGCGTAACCGCACCGCCTTTAGTTTTAACATACGTATTGTATGTCTTGCACGTAGCTGCGCTGATCTTACGATCATCAATACCTTTAAGCTCTCCAACTGAAAAACCATCTCGTTTATTTTGCATTGGCACGACCACTTGTCCATCCTCTCCATGAAAGTGTGTGTTACAAGAAAAGCAATGTGAGTATCCATCAGAGTGTCTTACATTAGCATCGCTTGAACCACAAGCAGGACACTCTCCTCTTTCTAGCCATTTACCAGACATGTCTAGTTCCTAATAATAGAGTTACCAAAATAATCTGTAAGAACTTTTCTAACATAAGATTGTGAGAGTATATTTGAATAAGGATATATCCAAATAACTTTATTAGAATCATATACAGATAGCATACCTCCCTTCTTACGAGCAAACTTAAAAGATGCATCATAGTTTAATGCCCTAACTAAAATTATCTTATCTATAATATTATCAATCAAGGTCTTCTAAAGCCTGTTGATATAAGTTTTCTGCAAACTCTTTTTTGTCTAACATAATCTCATTCGTTTCTTCTCTAGCTAACTTCTTAGCTTCTTTAATATCATAACCTTCTTGTTTGTACTGTCGAGTGAGAGATCGAAACACCTGTCGTTCTTCTTTCTCCCATAAATTTTTACTCATTGGTCATTCCTCGTTATCGTTGTATGGTAGATCAGGAAAATAGTCTTTAACAAATTCTATTATCTCTGATTGTTTATGAGGATCATATCCATTCTCAGCCATGAACAAGAATAAAGTATGAACACAATCCTCCCACTCCTCATCAGATATTCCCACTGTAAAAGAATTTTTCTTTTCTTCTATTGCTTCTTTGATAGAAACAAAGTCAAATACCTGGCACTGTTTTATCTCATCCGTCATTTAATTTTAAATCCATTTGCTTTTTATCTTTTGTTTCTTCAGACCATGTATTATCTGTAAGATTTTTTATTCTTTGATGAGCTTTATTTAATTGTTCTTGTAAATCTTTAACATTTTTTCTTAGTATTCTATTCTCTCTTAATAAGTCATCTGCTATAGAGAGATATTTATCACTTTCATAAGTCATAGCATGAACTCCAGTGTATACTAAATCTTTAACTCTACCCATATCAACCTCGTTTCAAACGAATAGTATCATATTTTTAAGCACTAGTCAACATAGAAAATGTGTGTACCTATTTGTTCTAATCTTTCCAAGTGGTTAGACCAGGATGGCGCTACATAACTAGCATGGTAATGAGTGGCTCCCAATGTAGAAAATACCATTACTCCCTGCATGGCTAGGGAAGCAACGTCATAAGCTATATCAATTGCTTTCTTATCCATACTGTACCATTCTTTTTTTCCATCACAGAAATAACTAAAGGCACATCGATTTCTAATTATGTTTCCTTTCCATCTATGCCCTGCATGAACAACTTCACATATACTGTTTGGAAAATGAGCTAGATTAACTCTTTCTAAGATAACATTAGCAACTGCTAACTGTCCTATAAAAGGTTCAGACCTAGCTTCATGGTATATTGCTTCAACTAAACACTCAAAATTATCTGTTTCTTCTTCTGCATATGTGGTTGAAGATATACCTAATACAAACAGACATACAAATATTTTTACATACGCCATGCATTTATCTCCAAGCCACGTCTCTCTCTATGTACTGCTCTTAGATCATCTATTAAATTAGTTATATCATTATATGTTTCATCTTTTAAACTACTTATGTATTTATCATTTACATTTTTAGGTTCTGTATTATTATAGATGATATCTATTTTACTTTTTATCTCAGATAAAGTAGTAATCACATTCAATAAATTCATGTTAACCTCCTATGTTAGAGCATCAACGATAGCCTCTACTATAAGCACAAGCACATCAATAAAATCATTAGGTGGAAACATTAGTGCAGCCTCCAAACATGAATATTATTTTCTTCATATTCATCTAACTCTACATCCCATAAAAGTTCAAGGAGTTTAGCTGCATCTGCCTTTGTTTTAAATGTTTCAACAGCATTACCTTGTGCGTTTGGTAAAGGATGTAAGTCTTCTAGACATGTATATAGATTATCTTTATTCCCCTGAACTATGATAAACATTTTGTCTACACTTTCTTTTGCTCTCTTGTTTCTTTTTATCAGGGATAACTTGATGTTGCCTACGTTCCTTCCAATAAGGATCACGCATACCTGATTTATGAATACGTTCTACCTTTCTAATTATATTTAAAGGAATCGAGGTATTGATTGTACTCATGTTCCCATTCCTCCATCTGATGGTTGAGGATTTTGTTACACTCTTTTACTGATACATCAGTTACAGATGTAGTGTCACTATATCGCATGATGATGGTGTTTAAGTCTTCTCCACAAATAGTGTCGGAAGATAGACTAATTTGGATATGGTCCTTGAACTTAAACTTACTCATTTTAATCTCCAATCTATATATTATATCATACTATACCTAAGTATGCAATCTAGAAACCTACAAATTCTTCTCTGATTTTACTTTTTAAATCAGATAAAGATTTAGCAATCTCAAAGGTAGAATCTGTAGGTTTAAGATCATTTACTTGATCTATTAAGTCATTGATATCACAAAACAATTCTGGTATTAGTCCTGTTCGATAGGTTGACATCTTAAACTCCTAGTGTTGTGACAGATGTACAAATTGTTGTCGTTGCATTGTAACTGGACTGAAGCATCCAGCCTTACAGATATCGCAATGTCCTTTTAGTTTCTTGTGAGTCTTAGGACATAAGAACATTTTTATATCAGAGTCTGGAACGATAGTCAAGTCTTCATCTCCATAGAACATGACGCTCCATCCATCTACTCGTAGCATTTTCCACTCATCTTTAGTGTTAGATGGATCAACACTTGCATTAACTGCTGCATTCTTCAATGGCATTATCATCTCTTCAATTAGTGATTTCAAGATTGGATCACGCCATGCACGGGTAGGTATCCACCATTGAGTATCTGGATTATCTTCTAGGATAGCCTTGACCTTGAGTACATCTGACCAGGTGGCAAACGCCTCGCCTCTAGTCATGAAGCGCACCCGTTTGGTTTGTTTACGCTTACGTTGAAGGAAGGGTTTGATGGAAAGAGGATCAAGACTTTGCCAGATACTTTCTACTCTATCATCTCGATCATGCATCTTGGGATAGAGTTTATATAACTTATTATTAAAACAAGTAGCCTTGCAAAACTCTGTCTTGTGTACGCAAGAGCCTTGATGGTTGTTTGTGTCATTGATAGGACGGTCAATAGCAAACTGTCCTATGTCATCACACCAGCGAAAGAGATCGTTCAGTTCTGTAGTTGTAGTCATACCAGTTCCTTCCAATGTTGAACTTTACCTATAAAGGTAACTTCTGATTCTGTTTCAATCCAAACATGAGCGCCACAGGATAGCGGCTTATCTGGACTATATCGTATTCGGCAAGGTCCATCAATAACAATATCTTTAGCATAGATATTATCTGTGCTTGTCTTGCAAGTCAAAGGCGGCTTTCTTGTGCCCTTCTTACGATTAGCTTTTATCACATGTTGATTAACATGGATTATTTTCTTCATCTTTCTTTACTCCAGTAGTTGTCTTCGAGATAATCATTTACCTCATCTTGACCATAGCTGTCAAACATTATTCTCAACCACTCATGACTTTGCATTCCATCAATCATATGTTGACCCCATCCATTAGGAGCAGAGCGCAAAGCATTCACATATTTCTCAGCGTCTTTTTCTATACTCATGGTGCCTCTCATTTTCTTTTCCTTTCAATGCGAAAGATTTCCTTGGTGTAGTCTGTCTTCTTAGCCAAGATATTAAACTTATGCCTTGACCTCTTGAGATTGTCAAGAAATTTTTCAAAGTCAAAGGTAGTATTCTCAAACGCTTCTAACAATGCTAGTTGAAAAGGCTTTCGATCTAGCACATTTTTATCCAAGGTAGGATTAGTAGGACATCTCTGCACTCGCCTAATTTTAAGTAACGTATCTTTGATATGATCACTATTGAAAGAATCATATTTTAACTTACCATCTTTAAACTCCCAAGTAGCTTGAACATATTGAGATGACTTATTAAAGATAGCAATAAGAACACTATTAGATACTAGATTCTCTTTCTTGCATTGCTTATACATATTATATGCATGAGAAGTTTCCTCATTGTTTGCCCAGAAATCTACAAAGTTTGATAAGCTCCAATTCTTTTGATAAGTATTTAAACTTATCAGGTTTACTATCTCTAGACTATCGTCTAATAAAATATAAAAAGGTAGTCCTAAAGAGATAGCTGCTTCAGCACGATGTTGTCCATCTATTATAGATAAACTTCCTTCTTCTCTTGCTTGAACTATAATAGGTTGGAGGTGAAGCAGATTATTCTTTTTAATATTTTCTTTTATTCTTACTACATGAGTATCATTAACATCTCTATTACGAAACTCATGTTTTAATTCAGTATATAAACTATCATGAGGATAAACTTTATATATCTTACTTGATACTTCTAGGTTTTTAAAAGGTGATGACATGTTACTTCTCCAGTTATGAAGGACAGTTTAAAGACATGTCCAGGTCTGTAGGTTAAGCCACTAGGCGATAGCGGGTATAGCTTTCACCCTCTGGTGTATGTGCTTTGACAGGTACAATATCATGCCCCATCTTACGCAAGCGAGAGATGGTAGCAGTCAAATTCTCTGCCCATCCATTCTCAATCGCAGTCTTGCGAGTGACTCGATTACGCTTACGCAATGCACGTAAAACCTTTGATTCTGCTGACATGTTAGTTTCCTTTCTATACAGTTTCTAACTCTTTCCACATTTTGTGATTCAACATTTTCTTAACTTGATCTTCTCTTGTTACCTTAGTTGTATGTGCTTTCGATCCCTCCTTTCCACCATATTCTGGATGACTAGACCAGTATGTAGCTGCTTGGTATGCAGTCCACAGTGTACCTTCATCACGTTGGGCATACTTCTCATACCTACCTTGACCTAACAGATAACGATC